TGTTCTAAATCTTCTATAATCGTTTAACTTAACTCTTGTAGATTTACCTAAAAAATGTTTTGTCTTAACCCTATCGTTAAACTCACTACGAGTTTGATTGAGTTGTGTATTTCCATTACTCTGTTTATTCATAATTAAAATGCGGAGCCGCTTTGTTGTAAGTGTTCGTAATTATTAATTTCATCTCTGAACGATTCGTCCTCTATATATTTGTTTACTGAACGATTTACTAACTTTTGAAGTGTGATGTTAGAATCAAATGAAATTCTTTTGAATTTTGAGTAAATATCTTTTATGATTTTTACCGTAGTAAGTTTTGTATCTGCCATAACTATCCTTTAATTTTATATAAATATATATAAATTTAAAAAACCATCAATTCCAAGCAGAACAAAGTCCTCTTTCTTTAAATTCACACCACTTACAATGGTTACCTTTGTTATATGGAAATTCAGTTTGAATAATCTCACCACCCTCACCAAATACAGAATCTACAAAATCAGTAAAACCTTTCCATGCTTTGTTTATAGAAGGTGTACCATTAGCGGGTACAAACTTTGAAATTCGTGGTATGGGAAATTCGTAATCTTCGTTTATTTTTCTTTTTAGTATTTGATATTCTACTTTGATTTTATCTAATGGAATATCATACTTTTGTGAATAGAACTTTTTGTAAAGTAACATCTGAGATGTTTTTACTTTATCGTTCTTTTGATATTTCGACCAACCTCTTGTTGAAGTTTTTAAATCAATGATAACATATTCTTGAGTTGTTTTATCTTTAAGAAGTACATCAATGAAACCAATAAAGTTTACACCTGGTTTTACCTCAGCGTTTAAAACTTGTTCAATTGCCACAAGTTCGAATCCACTCTTAGAATATAGTTTATCTAATTTTTTTGTAAAGTAAGAAAGTATCAATTTACCATCTTGAAAGAACTCTTCAATTTCTTCTTGGGTACAGGGATATCTACCCTCCATCTTTTCTTTCTCTTTAGTGAAGTGTTCTACAAGTTGCTTGTATAAAAGGTTTTCAAGATTTATTTGTAGTGCCTGTTTTTTAGATACATTATACATCACATCCAAAAAGTGTTGGATTGTTTCGTGCATTGCACTACCAAAAATTGTGTGGATATTTGCAGATGATGTTCCTAATTTATCAATATAGTTTAACTTGTACTGTTCTTGACAAGTTGAATACATACCATATTGAGAATAACTTACTTTAGCCATAACTTTAATTTACTATGTAAATATACGAAAAAATTATGAGAAATCCAAATTTTTTTCAATATTTATTTCATTAAAAAAATCTTCAAGATAACTTAATTCTTGAGGAGTTTTTGTTTTATTATATTGATTACCAAACTGCAATCTACTTCTAAAATCAATTAACACATGAGTAATTTTTGTTTTATCTTCTAACTTATTGTTTCTAAGATAATTTATATATCTTTCTATATGTGTCTTTAATCTACTTCCATTTATTTCTCCCAATCCTCTTTCAAAGAAATCAGCCACTTTATAACAATTTGAAAAAGAAGTTACAGCAACTCTTTCCGAACCTACTGCATAATTAAACAAAATTTCATCATCAGATTTGATAAAACCTAAGTCATACATTTGATTTCTAAAATTATAAAAATCATAACAATTAAATATTGATGATGTATATTGAAAAACATTTCGAATATTATTATATTTCTTTTTGTTTTCTTCTAATCTTTTTAAATTATCACAAAATTTTTGATGTGAAAATCCCGTTCTAACAAACTCACCCAATTCACCAAGCCCATCAACAGAAATAATAAAATTTGTAAATCTAAATTCTGATAGAAATCTAAATATATCTTCTTTTACAAAGTTTAATAAACTAAAATTTGTATTAATATGTAATTCTATTTTAGATTTATCTTCTATTGAATCTAAAAAACTATACATTTCTTTCATATAAAGTGGCTCACCACCTGCGAAATAAATGTGTTCTAAATTTTTTAAATTTTTATTTTGAATATTAAAGTTTGTTGATTTGTTAAAAGAATATGGGTCATATGGTTTTTCCATATGGGGATGTTCTTTAAAAAACTTATCATCCTCTTCTGCCCACTTTGTAGATGATTCTGAACTGCAACTTCTACAAGAAAAATTACAATTAGTAGATGGTCTCAAATCTAATTTTAGAAAGTTTGGAGAAATTGTACCATCAGCTGATGTACTTTTTACATATTCATCAATGTAATCACCATAATGTTCGTTCCATTGTTGACGATAACTATAACTCCCTTCCTTTTCCATATTGTAACAAATATCACAATATGAGGGGTTCTCACCATTTAACATTTTCTTTCGAACCTCTTTATAAGTTTCTGAATTGAATAACTCAACGACATCATCAGAAGATTCTTCAATATCTAAATACTTCTGAGAATAACAACAAACTTTTAATTTTTTATTGGGATAAGCATTGAGGTGAGAAAAGGGTAATATACAAAAGCTATCATTTTTCATTACACTTTTAATTTCAACTTAGTAATTTGTTTTTTATCGATACCATACTTTTCACAAATATACTTTATGTTTTCTCTACCTTCTCTGGTTGAATAAAGTATTTCACAGTAATCTTCTGCCTCTTTTGAAGAACACATAAAATCTTGTTTAATAATATCGATTAAAAAAGATTCATATTTATTATCTTTTTTACCTTTTGTGTATTTTAAAAAATATCTTCCTTTTGGGATAATCCCAATAAGTGAAAGATAAAGTTGTTTAGGTTCTAATGTTTGTGTATATGGCTGTATTTCTGAAAGAACTTCTATCCAATCAGGATTCATAGATAAGAATCTGTGTATCATAAAATTACTCCAAGTTTTCTTATCACTTTCTTCAAGTTTATCCCAATACTTAGGGTCTTGAAATTGTGTAACCGCTTTTATGTGGTCAAATAGTGTCTTACTTGCCATTATTTTTCAATTCGTTTGGTAGTAGTTCTTCACAAATTTCACCACAATCACCACATAGATATAATTCTACTGGTATGATTGCATCATTTGGTGTACTTGTAATCATTTTTGAAATTTTTAAGAACTTTGTACCTGGTATAAATACAGTTCCACCACATTCTTGACAAGATATTTCTTTTGCCTGAGATAAATCTAATTTCGGTTTTTGTATTGGTGGATTATTATCACCACCCATTCCTACGATTTTTGCCATCTTTTATTATTTTCTTCTTCGTTTAGTTTTCCTTGTTTTTTTATAGCCTCCCATTCATCCTCTGATATTTTTCTCCCATCAATTGCTGCGGATAAACCCGCAACTTGTTTAAGTTCATGAGAATTCATTGGCCTGGTTTTTGATTTTAGATACTCAGCTTTTGTATCTAACCATTCAAATAATTCATCTTCAGATAGTTTATCAAGTACATCACTTGATGGGTCTGGTTTCGTTGGGTCGTATTTCATATCTTATAGTTTATTTGTTACAAATATACGAAAAATATTTTAATTATCCAAGTAAAATGTTTAAAACTTCTTGTACAATTTCAGTTTTATTACCATACTTACTAAAAATTTCTCTTCCATTTTTAAATGCAACTACCATTGGTATATTAGTTAAATCAGTAAGTTCTCTACTTTTAGGTGAATTATCTGGATTTATAAATATAAATGGTATTTCTCTATTTAACTCAGAAACTCGTTCAAACTCTGGTTTAAGAATATCACAATTCCCACACCAATCAGTACCAAACATTACCATTAGTTTAGGTTGTGTTCTTAATAATACATCAAGTGAATCTGTTTCTAATTTTATCATAAAATTCCTACAATCTGAATGATACAACTCATAAAAGTTATTTCTTTATCAACTACCAATGCATCTTTGTGTTGTGATTCTGAAAGAATAAGAATAATATTTGATGTATTGTTACCACCATAATCATCAACCTTTTCATATAAGAATGTATATAGTTCTGTAAAATCAGAGATTCTTGCATCGGCAACTGCCTGTCTGATATTTTTCCATTTATTGGGTTTTGCATCTGAACCTTTAAGAATCTCAACCACCTTTGATTTAATATCTGAATCGATTACAGAGGTTGTATCGAGTTTTAATTGTCCTTTGGATGAATTTAGTTGACAAGTATTAATAATCTTTCTAATATCAGGATATGAACTATCAATGATAGGTACAAGGTCTGTTGGTTGGAAACTTACGCCTTCTTTACCCAAGATTTGTGAGATTTGTACTGCCACCTCTTTTTTGGATGGTGGTACAATTTGGAAAGTTTGACATCTACTTTGTATTGGGTCAATCACTTTCTCTACATAGTTACAAGTCAGAATGAATCTACAATGTTTTGAGAATGTTTCCATCAAGTTTCTAAGGATTGCCTGTGCATTTGGTGTCATGTAATCGAACTCATCTAAGATGATTACTTTCATATCCTTAAAACCAATAGTGGAAGCAAAACCCTTTACTTTGTTTCTAACTGTGTCAACATTGTTTTCATCTGATGCATTTATAATGATATAATCACAATTGATTGAGTTAACAATTAACTTTGCTAAGGTTGTTTTACCTGTACCTGCTTTACCAAAAAATAAAAGATGAGGTACATCTCCACTTTGAAGATAATCACTTACCTTTTGTTTAAGATGTTCGTTACCAACATATTCTGTTAGTTTTTTTGGTCTGTATTTCTCAACCCATAATGAGTTGTTTACTTCTTGGTTTGTTGTATCTTCGAAGAATGCCATATCTATTTTTTGTTTATACAAATATACGAAAATTATTTGGATTATACAAATTATTTAAAAAATAATTTACACATAATATCGTAATTTTTTTTAATTTTACTATAATTTTTTTTATACATACTTTTAATATCACCATAAGATAACTCATTGTAAGTATTTACCATTTCTACAAAATTATTTATTTTTTTATCATCACCATAATAGAGAGAATCTGTATTAAATCCAAATTCTTTATTAGCTACCCAAAATCCCATCTCCTCAACTTCTTTTACAAAATTACAACCACCATATATAATTGGAATAGATTGTGTTAAAAATGGAAGTAATGTTTTATCGGTTATAGGATTTAAAGGCGATTCAGATGTATCAGTTTCTATAACAAATGAAACAAATGATTTACAATATTCTTTAACCAACTCAGAAGTAGTTGGGTTTTTATTCATTTCATAATGATGTGGAAGTAACGATTCTCTTTTATAATCTCCCAGATACGTTTCGACTCTAATATATCTTATTATTCCATTAAATTTATCAAAATTTATTTTATTAAAAATTTTATCTCTTGTTTTATTGTATTTTCTAACTGATAAAATTCCTTTATTTGATTTTGATAAATTTTTGAAATTACTTTCATTTATAAAATCAAAGTATCCAATAGTATGAGAGTCTGGCAAATAATCTCCCAATTGCCATATTACAAGTTCTTTCATTGGATTTACATAGTCTTTATGTAAATTTGCATAATGTAATAAATTCACAATAGGCTCCATTCCATATTTTATTTTATTAGAAACAGGCATTGATATTAATATCTCTTTATCAGGATATTCAGATATTATTTGTATTAAAGTATCAAGACCGTTAGAATATACTTCGTGGTTTGTATAAAAGAAAAAATTAGTATTATTTTCAATTTCATTACGAATTTTTTCTTCACTACTAAACTCAGACCATTCAATTGGTTTTTTGTTTTTAAAGAATTCTATTTGTGATTTAACTTTGGAACTAAACATCTAATAGTTTTATTATTTGTTTTACTGTATTCTTACCAACTTTTATAGTGTGATAAGGAATGTTATTATCATCTAAAATCTTTTTACAATGTTTATCGATAGCAATTGATTCTTCTAAATTCTGATATCTCTCATCATCATTATGATTGCCTTCCGCTCTTTCTAAAAGAACATT